ACATTTGTAAATTTACATGAGAGTTATGGTCAACAAAAAAAACCTTTTTACGAATTTTTGAGGATTGCCTAGATGTGTGTTGGTGCTGCTTTAGGTCTGAGTACAACAGCAGGTAGTGGTCTTTTTGGACTATCTGCTGCAACAGCATTTAATATCGGTTTAGGTCTTACCGCAGCTAACGCTTTTGCAGGTAGGGCTGCTGCTAGAGATAGAGCAAACCAAACCTATAATCAAGCATTAATAGCTAACCAGTCAGCAGAAGCCGATAAAAGACAACAACAATTAGCTCTTGCTGAGAAAAAATCAGAAGAAGAAAAGTTTGCAGCACAAGATAAGTTTGCAAAAACTATTGATGCTTTGCAAGCAAAATCATCTATAGTGGCATCAGAGCAAGCAGGTACAACTGTAGGATTATTATTAATGGATCAAGAAAGACAAGCTGCTAACTATAGAGAAAAGATAAATCAAAGTTTAGAGTCAATGCGAAGACAATATACATTTAATATTCAACAAACAGAATCACAATTCTTGAGTAGAAGAAATCAACTTCAAAGCAATATTAATGAAGCTTATAACGCAATACCAACTCTAGGTCAAACATTACTAAATATCGGCACTCAAGGTGTCGGTATGTACTTTAACGCACTTGTTTAATTATGGTCTTACGAGTTAACAGACAACAGTTTCAAAGTACAGCAGGGCAAAGCTCAAGAACTCCTGTAGAAACTTTTGTTCAACCTGTAACTGTTTTACCAAAAACAGGAATGATGGATTTAGCTGAAACCTTATCAACCATAAATCCTACACTACAAAAAATTGTTAATTTTAAAATAAACGAAGCAAAACAAGAAGGTATTTTAGAAGGTCAAAATCAAATCTTAGGTTCTACTCCTACAGAAATAAACAAAATAAAAAAAGAATTAGAAAAAAAAGAAGGCAAAAGATTTGCTAGAAATTTTATTGGTGGAAATATATATACACAGTATGGAATAGAAAAACAATTAGCAATAAATTTAGGTAATTCATCAAAAGCAAAAACTAAAGATTTTTTTGATAAATACGTTGTTCAATTTGAAACTGAAAATGGTGTAGTTCCTATGCCATTAAGTCAATTTGGTGTTGGGTCAAAAGAATTTGAACAAGCTTTGTCAGAATTTAATACAACACAACTAACAGACACAAAAGGTATAAGACCAGAAATATTAAATGAATATTTTTTTCCAAGTCAAAACTTAGCTCTACAAGAAGTTTTTAAAGATCACGAAGAAAAAAGATCAGAACAAAAAATTGGTATATTTGAAAATAGTTTTAGTGATTCTATACTTATAAACTTTAGAAGTATTAACGAAGATAATGACGATATAAATGATAAATTTGTCAAGTTAAATAATGTTCAAGATAATATTAATGATATGGTTACTTATGGTTTAACAGACAGCGTATCACCTAGTAAAATTGTTGATTATACAAAAAATAATATTAATACAATTATTAGTGAGTATGAAGATGGTGAATTAGATTGGATTGAAGCAGAAGCAGAAATATATGATCTTATTGACTTTGTAAAAGAGTTAAAAGTAGGACCACAACAAACTAGATTAGGTGATTTTACAGATAAAGATGGTAGTTTTAATGTAATGCTAAAAGAAGTTTTTAAAGTTATAAATGATAAAAAAGAAGAAGAAGTTAAATTTGCAGAACTATCAGAACAAGAAGATATAAATAGTAGACTTTCTCAACTTGATTACAATACTAAAAGTTTTGAAGTTATTAAAAAAAATGCAAACATCATAAGTTCTTTAACAAAAGATTACCCAGAACAAATTGATTTTATAAAAGAATCATACGCAGACTTAAATTACAACGTAGATGCTTGGTGGTTAAACTTTCACAAAAGATATAACAATGGTGAATTTAAAGATAAACAGACAGCAAAGACAACTTTATATGGTTTTATGGAAACTTTAGGTCCAGCAGCAACAAAAGAAGATGTAGATAATTTTAATAGATTATTTAAATATGTTGATACAAATTCTAATAAAGGTTTGTTTGATTCAAGACCAGAATTGAAAAGACTTATAAAACAAGGAGATAAAGTTTTAAGTCAAAGAGGATTATTTACTCTTGAAGTTAAAGGTCAATATGTTCAACAAAAATTTGATTTAGATGAAGATTTTAGAAAAAGATTAGACGAGTGGAGTATAGAAGTATATGCTAGTCCAAGTGAAAAAGAAACAAAATATCAAGAAATTATTAGTAATTATAAAAAAGAAATAAAAAATATTAAATCAGGTAATTATGAATTTAAAAACGAAGACAACTTCTTCTTTGATGTAAGTGCTTACGAAGGAGAGAAAGAAGCTGAAGATATATTTAAAGGATTTGAATTTGGTGCATTTTCAGAAGGTGGTAAAACAACATTTGAAGTAGAGTCTGGTGATACTTTATCTGGCATTGCAAATGACTTAGATACTTCTGTTGAGGCTATTAAAAAAGCAAATGGACTAACAACAGATCAAATTCAAATAGGTGATGTTTTAGTAATTCCAGAAGGTATTACTGATCCAAGCAAAGTAAATGCTCCTAAGTTTGATGTAAATAAATTAATTACAGAAAAAGATCACCCATTTAATCCTGTCAGAGAAAAACATAATTTCCAAGTTATTTACAATATTGCCAAAGAAATAGGTATTAAATATCCCGAACTTGTAGCTGCACAAGCTATGGAAGAAACAGGTTTTGGTAAAACTCAATCAGCAGAAAATAATTTCTTAGGTCTTAAGGC